TGGCAAAGCCGACCGTCACGGCACGCGTCGTACACGGCCTGAGTCGCCGGAATCATTCGCTTCAGTGAGTTGGTCGGGAACGCTTCAACCGGGAAGCCGTCGGCTTCGAGATTGTCTAGCGTCTCTTCCCAGCGGTACGGGTCGGCAACAAGGTTGCGCACCCGGTAGACGTCGAGCGCTTCGTGTAGGGCGTCGCGTACGTCGGCCATGGGAACGCGCCAATGCACATCATCGGCCGGAGCTTCCCAGTGACCCAGGACGAACACCTTCAGGTCACGTACGCGGCAGGCGACAAGCGCCGTACTGTCACCCTTCCAAGACCCATCGAAGCCCAATACAACTTCGTCCCCTGGCTCAAGCGGGTCGTCAGTCTGAGCCAACGAATCCCAAAGCCCATGCGGCAACCACGTAGACGCGCCGCGCACGAACTGACTGAGCCGGTAGATACGGAAGCTTGCTTCAGTGCTGCGCTGTGCGGCGGCTTTGAAGTCGTCGGGATTCAGAATCTCGTACGACGGATTGCAGCGCGCCCACACTTCGGGGTCAAGATGGTCGACCGTCTCACCCAGCTTCGGGCCCCATGACCGGTAGAACAAAGTCGGGTCGTCGGCTTCGCCGGAGTTGACGCGCTCACCTTGCTCGCACAGTGCGGCAAAGGGGCCGTCAGGGTCGGGCCCAGCGGTCGAGATAATCAAGAACATGGGCTGACTACGGGCAGCGGAACCGAGCGTCAGCGCGTCGAACAGATCACTGTTCTTGCTGAACGCGTACTCATCGAGCGACACAGCGGCAGGGTTCAAACCTTGCTGCCGTCCGGCGTCCGCCGACACGACCCGGTAAGTGTTGTCCTTGTACCGGATCACGTCGCGCTGAACGTTGCACACAGCCGAAAGCTTCGGGCTTGCGTTCACCATTTGCTTCGCGGAGTCAAAGACCATGCGCGCCTGATTGCGGTCATTGGCGGCAGCGATTACCTGACGCTGTGAATCGCCACGATCGGCAATCAGGTGATACAGCATGATCGCTGCGGCAATGGTGCTCTTCCCGTTCTTGCGCGCCACGCACACGACAACGGTCCGATGCTTCCGACGCCAACGCCCGAAGGTGTCTTGCGTCAGCTCATACGCGTCGACCAATAGAGCGCGCTGCCACGGGAGAAGCCGAAACGGCTGACCGGCGAACGACCCAGTCAGGTAGCAAAACTCTTCAATCCACTTCGCCACCCGGTAACCCTCAGAAGGGAACGGGGCGTCAGCGGGAATGTGCCGGGCAATGACCGGGTCAATGTTCGTCACCGGTCACGCCCCCTTAGAAGTCTTCCGGACCGGCGGACACCTTCCGTGCCTCAGCGGCCACAATGCCCAGGCGCAAACGCGACTCCGGCGTGAAGCCAATCGCCGTTTCGATGGAGCGCAATTCCTTCTCCGTCGACTCGACGTAGCGAAGCATCGGGTGCGCGACCGGCTGACCGTTGTAACCCTCAGACATGAAGCCGTCGGATTCGACAAGCGCCAACAGGTCGGCACGCCGGTCGTGAAGTTCGCAGTACCGGGTAATCACGTTGCGGTCAGTCTCAGGGGAGTAGGCACCCATTCCGGCTGACCACACGTTCCGCCATACGTCCTTGCCGGTCGCCTTCAGGTGCGAAGGGACACGGGGCGCTCGACCCTCGTACACGATGGGGGCAGCGGACTCAGCGGCAGTGTTCGCGTTGCCGGTACGCATGTCCGGCGCCTTACTGCGGCTCATTAGCACCCCCTTAACGGGTCGTTAACTGACCCATTCTCAGGGGCGTGAAAGCCCGCTTGCCCAGTGTTCACAAGGGTCGTTGGCCTGGGGGGCGCCTGGGTCCGGCGTCACACCTAGCGTGCGTTTTCCGAGCTGGGGCCGGGATCGCTGAGAGCACATGGCTTCAACTTCGGAGCCGCCTTCCCCTATCAGAAGGGACGCTTGCCGAAGTCCATTGCCGTCTTCGTCTTATGGCATCGCTTGCACAATGCCTGAACGTTGTCTTCCACATCTTCGCCACCCAATGCAAGGGGCTTGATGTGGTCGACGTCGAGCTGACTAGGCAGGTACCAACCCAGGCACACAGCGCAGTGCGAACCAACAGCCTTACGGATAGCGCGCCTCAGCTTTGCCGCAGCGTTGTTGCCACGTGCGATAGCAGCACGCCGCTTGCTGTGACTCTTGACGCTGCGCTGTGCGTTGTAGTGCGCATGGTGGATAGCACACCTGCCCGCATGGGTGGCCCAGTCCCGACACTCAAGGCAGCGGGTACGCATGATGGGGTACCCCCTTCCTGGGGACACCCCCCTATGTCGAGCAACCCCCTACCCTTGTGTACTCACGTGAGTAGTCAGGAAGTGGTGCACCTGCTATCCCTTACCGGTTCAAGGGCATTGCCCACTCAGGGGCTTTAGCGGATAGCAGGTGTGGAGCCCCGAGACGGATTCGAACCGCCGACGTCCTGATTACTAAACAGGTGCTCTGACCGAACTGAGCTATCAGGGCTTGTGCCGGTCGCTCAACCCTGGGAGAGAATCAAGGGAACGACCGGCCGAAGGGTGAGCACTCAAGCGCCATGGCGTTTCGCTACTAGATGCGCGGTGCGGAATCACCCCTCTACCTATATGAAGGGAGTCGGTGACCTGATATCAGGTGGTTGATCACGGTTCAGCGACGGAAGCGCGCCGGTGACGCTGTGATGAAGTGGCGTCGAACTTGGATTGCCCTTAGAGAAGTCTTATGTGAATCCTGAATATGAGTCACAACGTCACAGCATCACTCACCCCAGGTCAGACGGCTTGCCCCTGCCCGCTGCCGTGACGAAGGAACTACTAGTTAGACTAACTAACTGTTCGAAGGTAAAAGAAATGGGGCCGAACCCGAAGGCTCGACCCCTTCCCGCTGTGCCCGTCAGCGCCCCTGAGCGCCCCTGTAAGCGCCTGCCACGCCGTCCGGGCCCCTGACTACGCCGCTAGCGTCTCCGGCTCTTCCTGGGCGTCTTCGTCCGGCTGGGCCCAATGGATGATCACCCGTGCCTTCACGTCCGGCACACGCCCAGGTCGGTTCGTGCCCTTCGGAAGCTTGATGATCTCAATGCGGTCAATGAAGAGCTTGATGAAGGCACGCCGGTCGGCCATGTCGGCGTTCGCCCACCACGAATCCGGCCCCAGCGGGTCACTGCCCGGTTCGCCCAACCATTGCTCAAGGGGCAACTTCGGGTTGGCGGCTTCGTCAAGGTCGCGCAAGCGCTCTTCGGCGCCTTCCATACGAAGGGTGTGGGCGGCTTCTTCGTCAAGGAACGCGCGCCGTCCCATGGGCCCCTTGTATCCGCCTGCCCGACGGTCTTCGTACAGCTCTTCAAGGGCGCGTACGGCGTCGGCACGCTCCGCTAGAAGCTCCGTCCGCTGACCGGCCTGGGCAGGCGCCTCAACAAGCTTGCCCCAACGCCGTGTTGCCTCCCACATGAGCGCCAACGTCTCTTCGTCTTCCCATGCCGTCGCGACCCGGGCGAAGATGCGCCCCACGATGAACGGGTCTAGGTGGTGCATCGTGATCGAGCACGAAGAGCCGTCGTGAATGGTCCGGCTGCACTTGCACGCATACGAATCCTTCTTCGGCCCCTCAGTGGCTTCGCGGACGTTGCCGCTCATCGAGCCGCCATTGCCGTAACCCGTCTCAGGGTCAATCTCGCCGTTCCCGTGGCAGTACAAGACGTTCATTGCGCTGAGAAGGGACTGACCCCGGTATTGCCCCTTGCCGCGCCCACGACCGTCTAGCCATGCCTGAAGCTCCCACCATTCCGCCGGGGGAATGATCGCTCCGCACTCAAGCTGAATCGGGCGCATGGTCACGGGGTCGCGCTTGATGCGGTAATGGGAGAAGCCGCCCCGTGTGCCGTCGGGCTTCGTCTTGTACACGATCTCAGCGGCGTATCCGGCAATGCGCGGGTCGCGAAGGACGCGCTTCAAAACGGCTGGGTCCCATTCGGAGTCGGCGCGCTTCTTACCGGTCGTCTGCCCCCGGGTCGGCACCTTGTCTTGCCAGAGACGCGTCACAAGGCCGTTCAGCGACCCAGGGTGAAACGATCCGGCGCCCCCACCCTTAAAGGGCGTGTCGCGGTGCTGCCGAATCTCTTTCCATGCCCAGCGAATGACGCCGGGTTCAGATTCGTGCAAGCCTTCCCACTTCTTCGCCCCGTGAACAAGCACCTGAATTTGAACGGGCTTGTTGTTGTCGTTCGGGTTCGGCACCATGCGCGAAACGGTGTCGAATCCGTAAGGGACGAAGCCGACGTGTCCGCCCAGGGAGCGCGCAAGCTCTTTCGCGTCCTTGACGGCAACGCTCTTGTTCTTGCTTTCCTGGTGTGATGCGTCGAGCCGCATAATCAGGTGAATCAAGTCCATGAGGTTGCCCGCACGGAACTGACCCTCATTCACGCTGACGATAATGACGCCCAGGTGAAGCAATTCCGTGAGAACCGGGATTGCCTCAAGGGGGTTACGTCGGGTGAGCCGCGAAATGTAGTGAACAATGATCATGTTCACTTTGCCCGCGCGGCAGTCGGCAACAAGCCGGTTCCATTCGGGACGCTCGACGCCGGAGAAGGCAGACGTGCCGGGGGCTTCGCTGTAGTGGCCAACCCACTTGACGACCGAATCCCGGTACTCAGGCTCACGCGCTATCTGCTCAGCCTTCCCCCGGTTCGCTGCGCGCTGGGTGGCTGGTGACGCTACGCTTCCGGAAGCGCGTTCGGCTGACTGCCTGTCATACCCTGCCGCGTGAATGGTCATCCCGCTGACCGTCCCTTGTGTCATGGGGTGGAAGATTAGCCCACCCAACTGGGTAAAGCCAAAGTCTAACACTGTTGGGTGGGAACGGGCTGACCTGGGAAAACGTCCCTCAGCGGAGCCGCACGGGCCACCTTCCCGCCCGTCTCGGCAAGGTCTAGGTCTGACCCAGTTGGGCAGGCATGACGAAGCCCCACCCAACGCCCGGGGGAAAGCGTCAGGTGGGGCGCTCAGTGTCACGCTCAGTTATACGGCGTGATTGGTGCCGTGTATCCGGCCCAGGGCGATTGCGTCGGCACGGAGAAGCCCGCCCAGTGCTCCGGCACGTGTTCGCTCCCCTGGGCTTGCCACGCGCGCCATGTGTTCCCGCAGTGCTCAAGCCACGACAAGGCTTCGTCGCGCGTCTTCCATTCCAGCGGGATCAGTTCCGGCGGCGTGCTGGGTGTGCTCTTGCGCTTGCCCTTGACCGGCTTCGGCAGCGTCTTCGGCAGGGCACAGAAGTCGCCCAGCCACTCATCAAAGATTGCGAACGGCGCCTCTTGACGGGCTTCCCATGTGCCGTCCGGCTTCATGGATATCGCCCGTTGCATGACCCGGTAGCGCCTCACTGACCGACCTTCTCTCTTGAGACGTCATACGGCACGGCTTCGCCCCCGATGAGCGGCACGCGCCCCCACGTTCGGTAGCACCGCATAAGCCATGCCGTCGCCCCGTTCGCCGTCTGCCATTCGAGCGGCAACAGGTTCTTGCCTTCGTCGTCGGCGGGCAGCGTGCAATACCCCTTCATGGTGCCGTCGAAGATCACCCAGGGGCGGGGCGCGACGGGGTCACGGCCTTCGTCTGTCTGCTGTACTTCCTGCCGCCATTCCGGCGGACGCTGAGTCACCCGATATCGACGCATGGCTGAACCGTAAGGCACTCATACTCAGTTGGGGGAGAGGGTTACGAGGATTCCCCCGTTCCGGGCTTCCCAGGTGCGCCCCCGTTCGACTTCAAACCTGCCGTCGGTCACAAGTTGCATGCGAAGGGGCGCGACGACGTTGAGCATGATGTGAGCCAACGTTGCCGTCGGATGATCCTTTTCGTACGCCTCCCGTACGCCGGTCGCTAGTGCCGCCGCAGCGTCGTCAACGTTGTCGGCAACGGCTGAGTCTCCGCCGTGATCTTCGATCACCCAGGTAATACGCATGGGCGCAGCGTATCGGCGCATGGGAAAGCCCCGCCCGTGATCAACCCGGACGGGGCTCGTTCCGTCCCGTGAAAGCGTCCAGTCACGGGCCCGTCTCCGCTGATGTTGGGTGGACGACCCAGACAAGGCTTCCGGCCCGGGGTCGCATGTCCTCACAGCGGGGAACGTCTGTAAGCGGCTCCCCGGGGCCGCTGGAGCGATCTTTGATGGATCACGACGACCCGGGGGAGGCGCGCACCCAGGAAAGCACAGAAGCCCCGTACCTACCGCCGAAGTGGCAGTAAGTACGGGGCTTGTGGTAACGCGCTACACGCTCAGTTCGGCGTCGAGCTGGGCGAACTTCCGGCGCACAGTGGCAGGGTGCCGACCGGCAGCGGCAGCGACCTCAACCGGGTTCAGCTTGTGCCGCCAACCCTCCTCAATGATCTTGTTCGCCTCAGCGTTCGGCAGGCGCGCGCCATGGTCGTTGACCGGCTCCGGCTCCGGGTCCGCCGGAAGCTCTTCCTGTACCGGCTCAGGGGCCGTCTCCGGGGCGCTCAGGTAGTCGAAGAAGGCTTCTTCGTCCATGAACACCCGGGAAGGCTCAGGGGCCGTCTCAGGGGCCTTCAGGGCTTCCCGCTCAGCGTCGGCAAGCGCAGCCATGTACACGGGCCCGACTTCGGCAAGCAACATCACAAGCGCGGGTGCGATCAGGTGCACAGCCACGCCGACCCAGTCATGAGCCGAGACGTTCAGCCACACGTTCAGGAAGACGCTCGACAGTCCCGTGATCCATCGGAAGGCGACCGGCCAACGCCCCAGCTTCGTGACGCCGTACTTCGCCAACGTCGACTCAGCCGATAGCGCCATGATGAAGGCGGCGTCAACGATCAGGCCCAGGACCCAGCCGGACCATGACCAGTGGCTATGTGCGCTGACGAAGGGCGTCGTCGTCATGAGGCTGTAGAAGACAAGCCCCATGATCAGGAACCAACGTCCGCCGGTCAGCACCCGACGTGTTCTGACAATGGCCTTCGTGTCCAACTCCCGTACTCCTTCAGTGAGTTGTGATCTCTTCTGAAGGCCAGTAAGGGAGTCGGTGACTTGCCGTCAGCCCCAGTGCGGACGGGTGCCCGTCACAAGCCCGCCCGTGCGTACCGGCTCAGTCGTCTCGGCAGGCGCCGGAGTCTCAACGGGCGTGCTGACAACGGGAGTTGAGGACACGGGCGGCTCAGTCACGGGCGACGTCGGGAAGTGAAACCAGGGCTTGTCAGGGTCCGTGATGATGTTCGGGCCCGACACGACGTCGTCAGGGTTGTACGCCAACGGCGCGTTGTCGGCGTCTTCCTGGGTGTCTATCGAACTGGGCTTGCCCGTGTACCCGGGCCCCGGGAACGGAAGCATGGCGTCAGGGATGTGCACGCCGACGCTGACGCCCGGAAGAACCGTCTTCACGACGTCGTCAAGGTGCTTGCCGTCGCCCTGGGCGTCCTTGAAGGGTCCGGCGTCACCGGCCTTCGTCGGCTTCGCGTGCTTCGGCGTCGTGGCCTTCTGGGCGGGCTTCTCCGGGGTCGCCGTCGGCTTCGCGTGCTTCGCCTTCGTCGTCGCTGAGCTGGGCCCCTGAGCGGGCTTCTGAGCCGTCGTCGGCGTCGAGCTGGGCGCCGTGTCGTCGGCAACCGTCTCAGCGTCGTCGGCAACGTTCGCCGGAGCCGTCACGGTCGCCCTGGGCAGTGGAGTGGAAGCCGCCGGAGCGTTCGGGGAGTTGAAGGCAAGCGCCCCCAGTCCGAAGGCCGTTGCTGCGGAAGCCACGATTGAGGCAGGAAAAACGATCTTGTGCACTTTTGTCCCCGAGTTGATCTTGTTCGTGATTCAACGTCTTGTGTATCAATGCTTGCATGGTGCACGCGTTCGGAATGTCATCTTCCGTAACGGCTATGCAACAGAAAGTTGATCTTCAGGGTGCACGTACTTGCACGACGTCCACGTGATCGGGAACGGCACAAGTTCCTTCGTCTCTCGGCTCCGTACCCACTCGACGGCAGCGATGAGAAGCCCCGTGTCTTTGCGTCGGCCAACGATCCTGAACCCGTCATACCTGGGCGCTGCCGGAGCCGACAGAAGCCGCGCGATGAGCTTGCCGTGTGCCCTGAAGACGGACTTCAACTCACCACACGATTGGATCAGTTCGTCAGTCATCTGACCGGCCAGCATGGGGCAGGGAAGCCACGCACGGGCAGCGCCGGACGGCACCCAGACAGACAGAGAGAGGTGATACGGAACGGTGTGCACTGGGCCCCCCAAGGCGGAATGTGTTGTTCCAATGTTCAGGCGCGAATGGTTGAAGTTTGATCCTTCCTGGGTCTTGTTCATGTCGGTTGTGAAGCCCACGTGAAGGCTTACAACCGGCTCATCCGTAGGTATGACGCTGCGCCCCTTCGTCATCCGTTCGAACGGCTGTGCGAACGGACTACCGACCCTACGTCGAGCGACTGACATATGCCACTGAGTAATGTGAAGGAATCTGACGCTGTGTCAGATACGAGAACACGAAAAAACCCCTGACTACTCACGTGAGTAGTCAGGGGCTCCGTCGTGCCGTGTCAGTTGTCGTAATGCATGGTCACCCGGGCGTTAGTGCGGTACTCACTGCCGCTGTAGCCGATCGGCAGGAACACGGTTCCGTCGCCGTTGTCCTGGGCGTCGGCGTGTACGAGATACGCCATGCCGCCAACCTGAATCCAGTCACCGGCCTTGATGTTCTTCGCGGCCTTCGTCTTCGGGCGAGTCGTCGTGTTCACCGTGTTCCCCTTCGTCGTGAGCTTGCGACGCTGAGCCTACAACACGTGCGAAGCGTCCGGGGTCACAACCCGACGAATACCGGCAGCGCGTATGAGTGTCCAGCACGACGGGCACGGCTCACGCGTCGTGTACAGGGTCGAGCCGGGAAGCTCAGCGGATAGGGCGTGACGAATGGCGTTGCGCTCAGCATGGTCGGCAACACAGTTCGCGTAATCCGTGTTCGGCGCGCACTCTTCGCGGCTCAGTCGGCCACGTGGGCACGCCCCAGCGGACGCACACCCAGGAACGCCGGACGGCGCACCGTTGTAACCCGTGCCGCGTACTTCGTGGTTGGCGTTCACAAGGACGGCGCCAACCTGGGAACGCGTACAGTCCGCGCGCGTCGCCACCCAGGCAGCACCGGCCAGAAAGTACGCGTCCCAGGACGGACGGTCAGACAAGGGCAAGCCCCCGGTTCAGAAGCGCTGTGATCTCTTCGCCGGTCGCAACGCCCCGATGCTCGGCAAGGACGTCGCCGTAAGGGTCGTCGTCGGCGTACACGCGCACGGTCGGCACAACGTCAACGCCGTCGGCGCGCGGGTCGTACGTGGTCACGTCGACAAACTCAGGTTCGACGTCGAGCGCCCAACACGCTTCGCTGAAGGCACGCCAACGCACAGACGTGCCGTAGTGCCCAGGAAGCCCGCAGAGAACGGCATTGATCACTTCGGCGTCTCCTTCGCGTACTCAGTGCATACGGACGTCCATACCGGCTGAAGCGTGGACGTCTTCCCGTTGAAGACCGGCACCCAGGTCAGTTCGCTGTGCGACTCGATGCACTCCGGCCCAGGGTCGCAACCGGTCAGCCCCAGGGCGACGACGGCAGTCACGGCAACGGCAGCGGCAACACGCTTCACTCTGATTCCTCCGGGTCGGCGTAACGCACCTTCGCGCGCCATGCTTCTTTGATCTGTTCGTGAATGACGTCGAGCGCCCGACTCTTCCGGGGCCCGTATCCGTACCCGCCGTTCAGTTCGCCGTGCCGGTCACGGTCAAGCCATTCGTCAACCATGTCGTCAATGACGTCGATTGCCGCCGGACTCAGCGCCATGAACGGGTTCGGTTCGCGCTGCCCGCAATCGAGTTTGTGACCGGTCGCGCGTTTGCATTCCTTGCAAGCCTGGGTCACCGGTACCCCTCAAGTTCGACCGTGAAGGAATTGGAAGCGCCCATGCGAACCAATAGCGAATAATCGCCCTGAACGCGAAGCCTGCCGTTCTCGACGTACACCTGAATTGCTTGTCTCACCGTTCCGTCGTCCGGCCGGACGTGAAAGCCGATACGGGAGTTGCGCGGAAGGGGCGCATCCTTCCGGCCGTAGTCGATAAGGAACGTATTCGAATCCGGGTTGTTGCCCTTCAGCTCTTCAACGATCTGCCGTTCCGTGTGAAGGTCGCGCCGGAGCCGGTGAAGCTCTTCACGCGCCCACTTCGGAAGCCGGTCTTCTCTCGGGTCGGCCACGTCAACCCCCATACGGTGAAGTCGGTACGTCCTGAACGGAGTTGGGCGCCACGGTTCGAAGGTGCTCAAGGATGAGTTGCGCGAAGTCCTGAATCTCAGCGTCAGCGGCTACGTGCCAACGCTTGCCCAGGACGTCACGCCATGCGCGGAGATTGCCCGACACAACCATGTCGACCGGCGCAGCGTTCGGGAGAAGGGCACGCGCGGCTTCCCGGGATTCCTTCCGGCTCAGGCCACGTGCGCGAAGAAGCTTCACGGCAGCGTCGTACGCCTCAAGCGCGTCGGCGTAATCCTCCCTGAACGGCTTCTCAAGCTGAGTGCCTTCGATGGCAGGGGGTATGACCGGCTCCGTGTCCGCGTAGTCGACATACCGCTGACTGACAACGCTGAAGCTCAGGTGTCGGTGCCGGGTCAGCTCCGTCAGAAGGGCGCGCGACACGTGCTGAACAAGGAACGTAACGGTGCTGTGCTCAAGCACGCTGTAATGACCCTGGGCGAGAATGTTGCCCAGGTAGCCGACGTTCGACGCCGTGTCAGGGTTCTTGCGACCGAAGGACTTGTAACAGATACGCCCGGCGGCTTCCCCCAGCGCGTCAGCGTCAGTCGGAACGTCGTCGTTGTACTGGGCGCCGGACACCCGATAGCCGTACGCGTCGAGCAAGGGCGACGGCTTCAGGACCGTTGAGGCAAGGACGTCAACCTTCATGCGGCTTCTCTCCAAAGGGGCCCGACTACTCACGTGAGTAGTCGGGCCCAGGTCGTCAGTCGGGTATGTCTCCGGCAAGCCACTGGGCAAGCTGAAAGACGTCGTACGGGGTCAGCCCCTCAGCCCAGTCGAGCGGCTTGAGTAGGGCGTGTGCGCTCTTCCATGCGTCGTGTCGTTCCGCCATGGCGTCGGCGCGCTTCTGTGACGCCGTCTTGCGTGGCGTCTTCGGCTCAGTAGCCACGACGGAAGCCGCCGACACGGTCAACGTCGAGCGCAGCGCGAATGTCCGACTGTCGCTTTGCCTCAGCCTGCCGCCAACCGGTCGACGTGCGCGCGTCGGTCGTGTTGGCCGTGATCTTCTCCGCCTCTTCCAGAAGCCACGCCGCGAACTGACGGGCCTGGGCCGGAGTCATCACAGCGCGGTCGTTCGGAACGGCAACGCTGATCTTGCCCGGCTCCGTCGACTTGATGAAGCCGACGATACGGCCGGTTCCCTCAGTCTGAAGTACGGCCTTCGTCTCAGTGGACACACGCAGCATTTTGTTTCTCTCCATCTGTAGAACCTGGGCAACGAAAAGGGCGCACCATGAATGTGCCCCGGGTACTCCGTCGATCACGCGAAGAGCGCCATTTGTTCCGGCGCGAAAACGTGCTGTGCAAGCTCGACCGCTTCACGTCCGTCGAACACGGCTTGACCGTGCCGACCAACCCTCACAGCCCAGTCGGGCACTTCGTACGTCCAGACCTGAAAGCCGGACTCATCAAGGGCTTCAGTCCAGTTGTCGAACCAACGGTTGAGCGCGTCGAGCGAATCGAAGCCGCACCGTTCGAACGACTGGATACCCATAAGGGCAGGGTCCGCGTAGGGGCTGGGATGCGTGCCGCCCATGTGATCCGACGCCATGCCCCACATACGGGCGACGTCTTCCGGCGGCACCCCTTCGCATGTGTACGGACCGGAAGGGAAGCCGGAGTCAAGCGCCGTCTTGTGGCCGACCCGATAGACCTTCACACCTGCCCCCGGGCCTGAAGCGTCTTCAGGATCTCAGCGGCACAAGCCCCGGCGTTCCGTCCGTCTTCCTGGGCGCTGTACGTGGTCGAGCCGGAGCCTTCACGCTTCGTCGCTCCCACTATGTCCCCAGCGGCCTTGATGGCAGCGGCAATGATGATCGGGTCAAGCACGTCGTCTCTCCTTCGCCGTGACTGAACTTGCGTGCCCAGGAAGGGAGTCGAACCCTTCGAGCCGTACCGGTTACGGCCTGGGCCTGGGCTGACTACTCACGTGAGTAGTCGCCCGGGTGTCTCAGCGGGTGCGGCAGGCAAGCCGCTTGATGAGCGGTACCGACTCAGCGAAGGAATGCTGAACGGTGCTGATCACGTCGCCGTCGGCGTTGGCCGTGACGAACTCAACGTTGGCGCCGACACGCTGAGTGGTGACCTTGTGGCCGGTCGGAAGGGTGAAGGTCTGCACTGTGCTTCTCCGTTCGTTCGTGTCTCTCATTGGCCAGTAAGGGAGTCGGTTACTTGCGTCCGGCGTTCGTGAGAATGGCGGCAGCGGCTTCGGTGAGCGCCTGGGCGTGCGTCGGGTCCGTGATGCTGACGGCAGCGGCGTAGCGCTTCGCGAATGCCTTACGACCCTTCGCGCGGTGCGCACGGACGTTCTGAGACGTCATGTCGAGATACGCGCACAGCCCCTCAAGGTCGCCGGAGTCGCCCCAGCCGAAGTCAGTGACACCCTTGATGCCGAAGGAGTGGCGCAACACGTCACGCTGTGCGGCACCCATCGAGTCAAGCGTGTCGTTCACCCGGGCGTGCTTCTCACGCGAGTCGGCCATGCGCTCTTCACGGACGTCACGAAGGTCAGCGGCAAGGGCGCCTTCCGTTGCCGTCGACACGGCGGAAGCAAGTACCCCCATGGCGTCGAGCACGTACCGGCGCTCAGTCGGGTCGCTGGGAACCCTGACGGCGTCCTCAAGCGCCTCAACGTCCGCCGGGGTCGTCTCACCCATGGCGGCAAGCTCAAGGGCGTCGAGCAAGCACACACGGGCTTCAGGGTCGAGCGGCAGGCGCACGTAACGCTGAAGCACCTGGGCGGCTTCGATCATCGCGCCCCGACCAACCTTCGGCCGGACTTTGCCGTCAAGCTCTTCGTCTTCGTGGATCAGGACGTCAGCAAGGGAACCGTCAGCGTCCGGGTTGTCGTTCGCCGTCGTGATCTTGTCGAGCGAAACGGCACCCTGCCACGCAAGACGGGCGGCTTCGGCACGGTCGGCACTGAGCCGCTTGCCCTTCGGCGGCAGCACCTGAGAAAGCTTCGCCGCTTCGTACACGTCGCCGTCGGCGGCTTCAAGCATGGTCGCGAACACCTTCATGGCGTTCTCATCGGCTCCGGCGTTCCCGTTGCGCTCCGACCGGACGGCGTCCTTCAGGGTCGTCTCAACGGTCGTGTACACGTAGCGCTCGAAGTTCTCAACGGTCGTGTCGGTGAAGCGCTTCAGGCAGTCCCATACGGCCACACGGCCAACCTGGGCGAACTCATCGGCGTAGTCGTAGAACCGAACGCCGCCGTGCGGAGCCATGCGGTTAGCGGCCTTACGGGCAAGGACGGCAATGCGGGATTCGGTCGCTTCGATCACCTGGGCCACGGCGGCAAGGTCGTTGTCCTGGGCGGCAAGGATCGTGTCAAAGGTCAGCACTGGGTTACTCCCCTAGGTCGTCTGATTCCGGGTAAGGGAGTCGGTGACCTAGGGGCGCGACGGAGTACGTCTCAACCCGGGCACGGCAAGGTTTGCTCAGTGGTGAGCAAACATGGATGACCCGTGAAGGTCACCGACTCTTGCCGACGGGGGTTGATCAGTTCCGGTCCGTCGTGCAGCACGAACGTAACAGGTGACTACTCACGTGAGTAGTCACTTTCTTGCGCCGTACACACGATGAGACACAGATGATCTTGGGGGAGTTGTAGCGAATTCGAAGGCGTAACGCCGTCTCATCCTTCAGATGTACGGGTGTGGCATATGACAGAAGCCCCGTTACCTGTGAGTTACAGGCAACGGGGCTTAGATGGTCCGTCAGACGTAGGCGCGTCTACTCACGTGAGTAGACAGGATTCGTTATCGGCGTGTGACGTTACCCGGCAGTGAAGCGGGCAAACGATCTTGTTTGCTAGAAGTCGGCGCCGTACAGCGACCCCCAGGACCGGCCACCCAGGTCAGCGTCAGCCGTGACCGGCACACCAAACAGGTTCATGGTCATGCACTTCTCAAACTCGCGTGCAATGTCCTGAGCGTCCGACTTCGGGGCGGAAAACACGATCTCATCGTGAATGGGCAACTTCATGTAGTCCAGAAGCCCAGCATCACGCATGTTGATCATGGCTTGCCCCAGGACGTCACGCGCGGCACTCTGGCACTGGTAGTTAACGACCGCGTACGTACGGTGCCGGTCGAGCGGAAGCCGTCGACCCGTGACGCTGACCGTGACTAGACCCGTGTGGCGTGCTTCCCGCTGCCATCGGCTCGACGCCCGTTTGATCTCAGGGAACACACGGTCATACTCAGCGACGGCACGCGCAATCTCCGCTTCGGTCGCCCCTGTCTGCCGCGCAATGGTTGTAACGCCGCCGCCGTAGACCTTGCCGAATCCGGCGCCCTTGAACACCTTCCGGTCGCGCTTCGTCGCCTCAAGCCCCTTGATGAGCTGAGCCGTGTACATGTGGATATCGAAGTCAGCTCCGCCGTTTACGAAGCCGTCCTTCATGCGCTTCACGTCGGCCAACGCTGCCAACACGCGCATTTCGATTGCTTGGAAGTCGACCGAACCAACGATGTGGTCGGGTGCGTCGCCCAGGACGGCACGCCGGATCATCCAATCCGAAGACGGCAGCGTTTGAGCCGCGAAGTCACCGGAGATTGACATACGACCCGTGCGCGCCTGAAGCGTGTTTATGGTCGGGTGTATGCGTCCCAACGGGTCATGATTCGCAGCGAACTTGTCCGCGTACGACGTGACCCATTTACCGGCGCGCTTCGCCCTCAAGACGGCTTCAGCAAGCGGGTTAGGTTCCCGTGCGCCGATGCGCTCCCAGTCACGGTCAAGGTCGGCCATGGGCAGCAACACGGCCTTGTCGACCTTCAGCGCCCCGCCGTCAGTCGTCTGGGTCAGCGTCTCGCCCATGGCAAGCAACGCTTCAGACACCTGGGCACCGGAGTTGACGGAGCCGACGCCCCAACCGGCGGCAATCTCAAGGTACTTCGCTTCTTCTTCGCGGAGCATGCGACGAAGGGTGTCGACGTACTCAAGGTCGAGCACAAGACCGGCGCGTTGCATGTACGCGCACATGTAAGCAATCTCGTGTTCGTAGTCGAGCAACTGGGGACGGATGCTCAGCCGTTCGTGTTCGGCGTCAAGAGCCGGGTTCAAGCGCGCCGTATAGATCACGTCTAGTCCGGCGTAAAGGTTGTACGTCGGGTGCCGAAGGTCGATACCGGCCCAGCCGGTTGCCTTCGTGAGCCCCAGCGACCGGAACACGGCCGTTAGGTCGCCCTGGGTGTCCGGCGCCGTCGGGTCGACGTAGAAGGCACTCAGCGGCTTCAGGCCCGTGCCTATGCCGCCTTCCTGGGGCTGACGCGGATCAATCAGCGTCGCCTTAATCTTCGTGTCGGTCGTTCGCGGTGCGAGCGATTCCATTGACACGGGCGTGTGCGCGTCCAACACAAGCCAGTCGAACGGCGCGTTGTGAATCAGGAAGCGCGGGCAGTGCGTCAGTACATAATCGGCGGCTTCCCGGAAGCGTCCGCCCAGTTCGTAATGAATGACCCAGGCTTCATGCGTCGTGCCGAATTGCACTGTGCGGAGCCGGTAACCCGGGGCGTAAATGTCGAGCCCCGTTGTCTCCGTGTCTAGTGCAAGCTCCGGCTTGTTGCGCGCCCAGTGCATGAACTCACGAAGGTCAGCGTCCGTCTCCGGAATGTAAATGCGCACCGGTTCGCCGTTGACGCTGTGCGTGTACGTGATCACGTATGAACTCCCTTCACTCACCTGCCTTGAAGGGAGTCGGTGACCTGGGCGCCGTCACTCTCGGTACTTACCGCGGTGCCCGTCATGTCCGTTTCTGTCCACGTTTACCCCATGCCGGCATAGGGTCATTTCGTAACTCTCCGTGAAACGAGGAAAGCCCCCGACTACTCACGTGAGTAGTCAGGGGCCCCCTGGGTCAGTCCTGGGCGAAGATACCCGGACCGGTAGCGGCAACGGCAGCACCGGCCACCCGCACGCCGACAAGCGCAATGCCCTTGTTCGTCTTCTTCTTCATCACGTTGCGCTCTTCCATGGCGCCGTAAAAGGCTTTCCGTGACCAAACCTCAGTCGACTTCAGCCCCTCAGCCTCACACCAGTCACGGTAAGAGTTGTACGCGTCGGCACCCGGCAACACTTCGGACTCAGGCGCTTCTTCGAGCACGCCCGGGAAGAATCCGGCAAGCGCGTCGGACGTCGCCCGGTATTCCTTCGTCGCAGCGCTGATCGAATCCGGGTCCTTCAGTCCGTTCGCGTACCATTCGACGGCTCCGCGCACAGCCCATGCAACAATCCCAGCCGCTTCAGCGCGAAGCTTCCTGTCAAGGTCGTAGTCACGCTCTTCGGGCGCGAAGTACCGATTGAAGGGAATGAGCTTGACGCGTCGCCAAAGCCCCTCATCCTGACTCTTGAACTTCGGCTTATGGTTCGTCGCCAACATGATCAGGAACGTCGGCGCGAAGGTGAAGAACTCTTGCCGAAGGAATCGAGCCGTGACCTTGTCCTTGCCCGTCACGCGCTTCAGGACGGCTTCCGACATGGGCTTGCCCGACTCGCCTTCGGACGCCATGACAAGACGTGCACCACGAAGGGCAGCAAGGTCGTTCGGAATGCCCCCGCCGTTGCCCTTGTCTTCGAACGTGGCAAACGGGGTCGTCTTCGTGATCCGGCCGAACACGTCCGTCAGCGTCTCCGTGAAGACTGACTTGCCGTTGGCGCCCTTGCCCCAGAGAACGGCGAAGCACTGTTCCGACGTGTTGCCGGTAATGCCGTAGCCGACAAGCCGCCGGACGTAGCCGACAAGGTCAGCGTTGCCCGGGAAAATCTCAGTGATGAACTGTTCCCACCTGGGCGCCTTCGCCGTCGGGTCGAACTCAAGCGGCAGCGACACAGTGAGCATGTCGCCCTTGTCGTGCGCCCGGAGCTTGCCCGTGCGAAGGTCGACAACGCCGTTGCTGAAGCTCAACAGGTGCGGCTTCGCGTCGAACTCTTCAGCGTCAACGTGCACGCTGGGAACGCTGCGAAGCTCCGTCATGAGTGCGTCAATGCGCGTCGTCATGGTGAAGCCGCGCGACTCCGGCAGGCACCCAGCAAGGACAAGAGCCGCGCCCATGGCGTGAATCTCCTGACGCACACGGGTTGCCGACTTGACCCAGGTCACGCCGTCCCACACGAAGTACCCCAGGCCCGACGCGTACTTGATACGCCCGTCAGTCCACGCGACAAGGGCGTG